GCAAAGCTATCCCACAGGTTACCGACTCTTTTCATGCCTTTTTCCCTTACGGCCTTTCAATCGCTTACTAAGCCGCTCCAGCAGGAAGTATTTCGGTTGTTGCCAACCACGGAAAGGTGAGTGCAATAGTCGCAGGATTCTATTCGAGTACCACCCGGCAGGCTTGTCGCTCAAGCGGCCTTGCCGGCACTGGATAAGGTTTAGGGCCGCGCCGTAATTCCAGTTCGCGTTGGAGGGGGCGTTGTTCGCGTTGAAGTAACAGGGACCATCGTTCGCCCCGTCATTGACGTTACCACCCCACCGCACCGAGCGAACCTCATGAGAGTTCACGAGGTTCGCAGGAAGTCAAACGGCCAGAACCTGCACATCACAATCCCGTTGCATGTCATTATAACAGGATTGATTTCAAAAATCAGCGAATTGCAAGATTCTGGCAAAAACGGCCAGAGACAAAATTTTGAAAAAAATTTCGGCGCTTACGCGCCAATGAAAAGGGAGATTGAGGGGGCTGCGGCCCCCTCTGCGCTACGCGCATTCACCCCCTTACTGGAGGAAATAAAGGGCCGCGCCGCAATGCCAGAACGCGGTGGAGGGGGCGCTGTTCGCGTAGAAGAAACAGGGACCAGCGTTCGCCCCGTCAGCGACGGCACCACCCCACCGCACCGAGCGAACCTCAAGAGAGGCCACGAGGTACGCATAGTCGCAGTAATACGTCGTTGAACTACCGCCAACAGTCGATACGGGGACGCGCACATGAGGATAGTTCGCATCCGCACCCAACTCTTTGATGTACCCATTGGCGTAGCTGGCCACGGGAGTGCTGACGCCCAGCTTCACCCAGCCTTTTGCTGTGTTCTGGATTGTCGCCTTGTCATAATTACCAAACGGTGTATACTTCCGAGGATCGTTGAGGAAGTACCAGTCCAGATGATAACTCGAACCATCCTCGACGCGCAGATCAGCCAAATCCAGCGACGTGTGAAACTGGTTCCCATAGACATTCTCACGCCAGCGGTACCGCATCGGATATTTGCCGGAGCTGTTGCTTACTGGGGAGCCGGTGTGTCCTTTGACAGCATTCACGCCGGGAGCATAGCCAGCCGTCGCGCCGGTGCACCATGGACGTGTCGATACCGCCCATGTATCCACGACTATGCTGGACGATCTGTCAGTGCCATCATAGGTAAACCGATAATAGGAGCCAGACGGATTAAGCGTACCGTCATCGTTGCATTTGTCTATGGCAGTGATCATGTTATAGTCAGTGCGCACATTCACGGAAGCGCCATAAGACGCGCCCATGTAGATTGTCTGTCCTACCACAAAGTTACTGCCGACGGAGCCGACAACGATCATGTTTGCCCCCGGAACGGCCACAATCTTGTCATCCGCATACCGCATGGACACCGCGCCATTCATGATGCTCTGCATATTCGTGGTTGCAAACTCGATGGTCATCAGCAGCCATTCATAGTGCCATACCGCCGACGGTTCGATCATTGCCAACTGCGACATGCCCGTGGCATTGTAGGTCGCTGCGTAGTTCCGCAGGTCGTTGTACCCACCGCGCTGGTTCTGGAAGCCGGGGAGCGACACGGCCTTGCCGTTGCCGTCCTGTGCCAGCGCATACACCGGCAGATAGGTCTTTGCCCTGACGTTGCCGTCGTAGTCCTTGCAGACGGGGTGAATCTCATATCCCGGCCATGGGTACATGGACACGGCCATGATACCGCTTTTGTGGTAGTAATAGAACGGTTCCACCTCGACAGCGACATAATCGCCCATGCTACCATCTTCGGCGTAGTCGGCGTCACCTTCGTAGGCGTTGACATTGAACACGGCTTTACCGTTTCCGGCGGTCCAGTAGCCGACGCATTTGCGCCTGTTGAACGGAGCACAGGAATCGAAATCAGAGTAGCCTGCGGTGGCATCCGTGCTGGGCGTGGCCGTCATGCCAACGGCGTCGTAAAGCCGGGTGAGCGTAGTCGAGGACTGGCCGACGCCGGATACACCGTAGCGTTTCTTTCCAAATTCGGCAAAACCAATCGCGCCGATGTTCACACGCGCCTGATACTGCTCCTGTTCGGAAAAGAACTGATCTCTGTCAACATGGACAGTTTTGGCGATTTCGGTGGTTAAATCGGAGATGTTGCCCGTGTTCGTGCTGATGTTGCTGGTGTTCGCTGCCACGTTGGCCTTGATGGCTACCAACTCCGCGCCGATGTTTACAGCCGTCCAGTGCGCGGAGTTCCACGCCTCTGCGGTGGTGATCGCAGTCGTACACTTGTACAGCACATTGTTGTACGTGACATACGCGCCCAGGGCATATGTCGCGGAGCTGCTGTACCCCGGCGCGATATCCGTTGCCAGGATGAGCAGCGCGTCGAACACGGCGTCGGACGTGATCAGGTAGTTGCTGCCGTTCGTCGGCACTGTGTCAGGGGCCTGCCAAGAGCCACCAGACGCGAGATAGCGATGTCCGCCGGCGGCGGGGGCAGGCACTTTGCCGGCGGCACCGGCATCGCTGGAGGACGCGCCGGTGAAATCGACATAATCAGCTTTATCCAGTTTCAGATCCAGCGCAGCCTTGACGCCGCCGGACGTGACCGGCTTCGTACTGTTCGCCGTGGGTGTCGCGTCCCACGACAAGGTATCCTGTTTTGCGTCCAGCGCGGCCTTGACACCGCCAGACGTTACAGGCTTACTGCTTCCGGATGTGGGTGTCGTGTCCCACGACAACGTGTCCTGCTTGCCATCCAGCGCAGCCTTGACACCGCCGGATGTGACCGGCTTACTGCTTCCGGATGTGGGTGTCGTGTCCCACGACAACGTGTCCTGCTTGCCATCCAGCGCGGCCTTGACGCCACCGGATGTGACAGGCTTCGTACTGTCAGCCGTAGGAGTGGAATCCCATGACAGTGTATCCTGCTTCGTCGGGTCGTGCGGGGTGACGGTCAGCGTCGCGCCGGTCGCCAGTGTGATTGTGATCGTGCCTGCCGTATTATCCACGGTGAAACCCGTGACACCAGTCACTTTTGTTTTTAGGTTTCCCCATGTGATGGCATAGTTACGGGAGCCATCGTCGATAACAAGAAGGTCGTTGTCCGTTAGTGTGGTTACAACGGGCAGCTCTGCTATTGTCTTAACAGCCAATTATATCCCTCCTTAATGCCATCCAAGAAGCCTTGCATCTGTATGGAAAACGAGCTCGTTTCCGTCGTGGTCTACAAACTGAGTATCATCGTGATCCTGCCAGTTATCAGATGCTCCGACGGTTTCGTAAATGAACTCCATCTGCCTGATGATATCAGCGATTCCAAGGTCGTCAAGAGTCAAATGATGTGGGTTTCCGATGGTCTGCGAGTGATCATAAGCCACCTTCCCGCGGTCTCCTCGGTATGCGGTTGAGGATGTCTCTCCCAACAACAGAGAAGGGGACAGCTCAACGTAGGCTGTGCCATTCCACCTGTACATGGAGTTCGCATTCTTTGCGACGTATATCTTTCCGGATTCTCCTTCAGATGGGAAAGCGCTGACGTTGGAATATTCCAACACATCATCCACGTATGACGGCAGCTGTGACGTTGGGATTTTTCCGTCGCCGTCCAATTCGGCGACACCTGATGCAGCGCCCTTTTGATTGGCAGGAATTGCACCGACCTCCGTTGCGGTGTACGTCGGCTTGTTCGATGCCTTTGCCCACGAAGGAACAGTTGGATCAGTCTCCTCAGTGATATAACCGGCCTGTTCCTGGGTGGTAACGCGCGTGTCCAGATTGGAGAACAGGTTTTTTATGCGAGACCAGAGATAGTTCGACCACTCGCGGTTGTTCATTCTGATTTTGTTCATTGCTTTCACCTCTTACGCGCTGCCGGTTGTTACGCTGATATTGAAGCTGGTTTCCAAAACAGCGCCGTCACCTGTGCGGCTCCACTGAACGGGGAGCGTTTGCGTTGCATGAAGGTTTGATGGATCGATTCCGGTTGGATTGACAGTGGATTCCGGTATTTCTGTTAGATATTCTTCCCATGAAACACTCGAAAAACGTCCTTTGTATGCTCTCGCGCTCGTACCGCCAGTTAATGTCCAGCCGTAATTTTTTCCGTCACCATCAGTGTCCGGCCTATAAGCGAACATATCCACTCTGCAAGATCCATCGCCTGTGACGAGCATGGCATAGTTGTGCCCGTTATACCTCGTTACTAACAAAGTGGCTGGTCCGCCGCCGCCAAAGGTGGCTGGCTGATCAGGATAATCATCATCGTGTCCAACTGCCGGAGTATGGACATAAACCACATATTCATTGCCTCGCCAGTCGACGCCATAATGCGCCGTATAATACAGCATCATGCTGTTCAGTCCTCCGCCGTCTGTCCACGGATTTCCGACCACATCCGCTTCGTTAACAGGGAAAACAAGCTCGTTAAACGGCACAGCTCCCATATCCTGACCGTTCGCGGTGTAGGCATGTACAACAATGCCGGTATAAACGATTGTTTCTCCGTCTACATATATCGTCTTGGATGGCAGTGTTGTCACTCTGATGCTGGACGGGATCTTTGTGATTTCAATTTCACCAGTATCCGGATCCACAGTCGCTGTCGCCTCATCGCCGTCGCCATCAGTGCCGGTGACGCTGTTGCCCGGAACATTGACAACGACATAATTATATCCGTATTTTCCTGCGTCAGCGGCGGCATATGTGCCGTTTACTGAAACGCTCAGCGATTCACACCGTGTCTTTTCTTCCGGGATCCATGTGATATCGCTGCCTCCGATACCCGGCGTTCGTAGTTTATCAACGGTCTCGTCAAACGGAAGAAGATCGTTGTTTTTGCCTATTACAGCTCTCTGGCCCATGATCAATCCTCCCTCTTACGAAAGTCCACGTGTGACGACGTTTATTGTAAAGCTGGATTCAAGTAGTGCGCCATCTCCGGGTCTGCTCCATTGGACAGGGACTGTCTGCGTTTCAGCTACAGAGGATGCATCTACACCACTGGGATTGGTGGTGGATTCAGGCACCAGTATTTCCTTATCGGCATAGGGATTTCCAACATTGACAAATACACCCTGTGGCAGATTGCCATAGTTATAATTGCCGTAATAATAGAATGATCCAGCATACTGAATCTGATATACATTCCTGAATTTTGTGTCTCCACTAATGATGCAGACATAGAACTGACCGGCATATACAGTTACCAACAGCGTTGAAGGCCATTCTGTTCCCATATATACGTTGTCGTACGGCTCTGCTGTCTGATTGGTTTTGCCGACAATACGAGTAGTTCGATTATACGCGCTCTCATCGTATTGGTCGTATGATGGCATGATATAGAACAGACCTGCATTTATCCCTCTGCCGTCCGTCCATGTGTGCTCCTCCTGGATCACGGCGGTTGTATCTGGGAAAACAAGCTCATTGAATGGTATGGTTCCCCATAAACCGCCAGTTTCAAGATAGCCTTTGACTACGATTCCGGAAAAATCGATTGCATCACCATCTGAATATCTGGTTTTTGTTGGAGGCGTTACAACCTCGATTCTGCTCGGTATCTTTTCCGTTATCAGCTGTCCGCTATCGGGATCAGGGTAAACAACAGATTCATCACCATCGGGATCAGTTCCTGTAATTGATGAGGATTGAGATACATTGACGTCAACGCTGCTCCACCCATAAACATTATCCGCGGATGCCCTATAGATTCCGTTCTTGTCAATACTCTTGGTGCCGAGCTGACGTGTGCTCTCCGGGACCCAAAGTGCGTGTTTATTGTCGCCGCATGCTACGCGCAAATAGTTGACAGGACCGAACGGTCTCGGCAGGCCACCTTCCTTGATGGATGTGTTTTCGCTCATGAGATCACTCCCGTATACTCGTTTCCGCTGGTTTGAAGCTCTATTTCGTCCACGGAATAAACGGATAGTGTTCCGTCATAATATTCCAGGACAATATCACATGCCTGTTCGACGACGTTTGCGCCTTCGACGATCGTTCCGCTGATAGTCGCGTTTTCTGGGCGATAAATGAACCGACGATCTTGATATGTACGATCGATATATGGGTTGGTGATGGTGTATGTGTAGCCAACCGGAAAGAAATACTCAGCCTGACCGATGCGCCCATTATTGTAGGTGTAGTTCACTGTCAGCCTTGCGCCAGCGACGTTGTCCACACCAATCAGCTTCAGCGTTGATCTCGCCTGTAGTCCAAATTTGAATGTGGCCTGCTGGATATAGCCGGTTAATATGGATTCATCTGCGGCATAGGCGACGACCTTGTCCCCTGGACTGAATTGCTTGTTGTTGACGCAATCCAGCGTCACTTCGTTACGATTAAACCAGTATTTTGCAAGCCGGGAGATGATATCGCTGACGTTGCCGGAATTCACCAGGTAGATGCCATCCAGCTCGATCACGTTCTCCGTTGCGTCTTCTGGCGCGTTAGGGTTTAACAGCGATATGGTCTGCTCTTCGGCAATCCATGGCAACGGAAACATATAACTGCTGTCGCTGTCCTCCCATTCATCCTCGCTGGATGCCCGACTAAACGCATAGCTTGTGATCCTTATTTCGGTGACCCAATCATTCAGGTCGGTTGTCGGACGGAAGAAAGACCGGCCTGTGGGAATGTAGATGCTTGTTTCATCCACAGGGCAGATATGCGCCTTTGTGGTGAACACATCACGGACATATGCGCCCAGCGCGAAAAGGATCCATGCCAGGCGCTCACGTGCGGTCTGTTCCGGCGCAAAGCCAGTCAGCTTTGCCGAAGACAAGCTCGAATCAATCTGATAATCGGACGTGCGTCCATCAAAGCAGGCATCAATGGCGCTGGCGGCACTGCTGTTCTCGAACATAACAGCTTCCATTTGCTTGTATTCGAGAGAATCGATCAGTGAACGCGCCGTAATGCGCACGACGTTGTCTGCCGTGTGTATGGCTTTTTTGATGTACCAATGTGCCCATACCTGATCCATGTCATCGTACAGTTCAATGACTTCACCGGTTTTAAAGTCATCTGTCGTGATTACATCGATTATCAGCTCGTTGATCGGCAGTGAATCGCCTGTCAAATCAACCTGTGGTGCAAAAGACAGCCCGGTCGTCTTTTCATAATCAATTACCAGAAACTCTATGCCGCCTTCACCATCATCGCGGGTGGTATAGTATTTCAGATACACACGACCACCCCCTTCTAATTATTCACCGCCACCCAGCCGTTGGAGGTGAACGTGTATGTATCTCCGATGTTCGGAGACGCCACGTCTGGTAACGGCGTCAGGCCACGCTGGATGGCGCTTTCAAGCGTCTGCTCCTTGCTCGGTCCGTTGGATATAATCGAAAACGTACAGTTTCTCCAGTATTTTTTCCCGTTTTCGAATACCAGAAGATCGTCGGATATGGTCTCAACACGAGCTGTCAGACTGATGGTCCTTGTATTGTACGGCAGTACAAATGCATGTGCATCCACGGGCATTGTCAGCATCTCATAGAGAGATGCGTATTCGCCTTGGTTATAAAGAGGGTATGTCAGCCGAATCTCATATTCCAAATATGTGCCGAGCACATCGTTGAAGTATGATTTGTCCAAAAGCAAGCCAGAGATGTCGCTGGCACTGATCTCGGCCACCCGTTTGATCTCACATTTAACGTCAAACTCGACGCCGTCAATCCTCAGCATATGCACACCCCCATCACGTGGTTGCCAGACGCAGGCCGACGCGCTGCGTCTCTGAATTATTGAGCGTGTATACAGTGCGCCCGAGCTCAGTCTTGTCCAGCTGCAGAACGACCGTCATGTTCCTGGCTGCTGTCCTGCCTGCCGTCTGATTAACGGCAGATTGAATCATGCTGCGCAGCGAGTCTACTCCGACCACGGCTTCCGGTCCGGCGTCGCCGCCGCCGATCGGTCTGCCATTATTGAAGCCGAAGATGGTCGGGCTGTTCAGAATCATGCCGTTCTCCATAGCCTTTCGGTACCATTCAACTGTCAGGTGCGGTACCTGAGGAGGATTCAGGCTGAACTTGCCTTCGATCTTGAAGTGAGGCAGCTTGATCTTCGGCAGCTCCCAATGGAAGTTGAAGAAGCTCTTGATTCGCTCGATTGCGTTGTGTATGAAATCCTTCACACTGTTGAAGACGTTGGTAACTTTCTGCTTCAGCACATCCAGCTTGCCGCCTGTCAGCTTGTTGATGATGTCAAAGCCGAGCGTCATCTTTTCCTTGATCGCCTGCATGGTCGCAGCAGCGATACCCTTCAGACCGCCGCCGTGCTCATCATAGGCTTTCTTGATATTCGCCCACTTGTCCTTCAGTACGCTACCGATAGCATTCCCGACGGTTGTCACCGTCGTCTTAATACCGTTCCACAGGCCGTTGACCGCATTGCGGAACCATTCGCATTTGTTGTACAGCACAACAAAACCGGCTACAAGGGCGGTAATAGCCGCGATCACAGCCACTATGGGGTTTGCAGCGAGCACACCCCACAAAGCGGTCAATGCTGTCTTGACTGTGCTGATCATGCCTGTGATCTTGGGAGCCAGCGTCATTATGTTTCCGACTACTTTTACGACCTTCCCAGCGACCACAAGAACCGGTCCAACCGCTGCCGCGATACCGGCTGCTTTAATAATGGTCTGCTGGGCGAGGGGAGACAGGCCCTCCCACCAGCTGCGGATGTTGCTGACAGCCGTTTTCACTGTCTCGGCAACAGCCTTTATCATCGGCGCTGCGGCTTCGACAAGTTCCATGCCGACTATTTTCAGCTCGTTCAGAGCCAGCTTAAACTGGTCTATCGGGTCCATGGTATTCTCGAAGGTGCTGTCGATGCTGTTGCCGGCGTCCTGAACGGCGTTGGTGAAGTCATCAAAGGAAAGACGGCCTTCTCGGATGGCTTTCGCCATAGCGGGACCGGCCTTGCTGCCGAACAGCTCCGAAGCGATCTGCATGGCCTTGGTCTCGGACTTTGCGCCCTTGATCTTGCCCATGAGCTCATGCATGGCTTGGCCCATGGTCTTGCCGTCCTTGGTGGCGTTCTTCAGTGCAGTCTTTAAGCCAGACATCACGCTTGAAGCATCCACGCCGTTCTTGTTCAGATTGGCGAGGAAGCCAACAGCGGTATTGTACCCGAATCCCATCTCGCGCAGGGCGGTGGCATTGGCGGTCAGGTCACTGGTCAGCTTATCCATGCTGACGCCCGTGTCTTGCCCGGCCTTGTTCAGGATGTCCAGGAAATCGCCGGCGGCAGCGGTTCCAACATTCATCGCGGCCATTGCCGCCTGTACGTTGTCAATGCTGCTGGACACACTGGTGTCGTTCAGACTGGCAAACTTGATGAACTTTGCCGACAGGTCTTCCAGTTCCTGCCCGGTCAGTCCGAACCTGGTATTGACCTCGCCAATGGCTTCACCGGCGGTCTTGAAATCCGTCGGAATGGATGTGGCCAAATTCTTGGCGCGGTCCTCCATGTCCTGTAGAGCCGCGCCGCTGGCTCCGGACTTTTTGACGATGATATCCAGACCCTCATCGACCTCATTGAACGCAGCGACGGACGCAGCACCAACGGCGACGATCGGCCCGGTGACGTACTTCGTCAGGCCGGTTCCGACAGACTCGATTTTGCTACCCAGCTCCTTGACCTTCTCGCCGGCAGCTGCCACCTGCTGAGCAGCCACGCTGCCAAACTCCTTCATCTCGTTTGTCAGGCTCTTCAGACTCTGCTCAGTTTCGATGATCTCCCGCTGCAGCTCGTCATACTGCTCCTGCGACATCTTGCCGTCTGCCATGGCCTGGTTCGCCTGTTCCTGGGCGTCCTTAAGCGTCTGCAGCTTTTCCTTTGTGGCCTGAATGGAATCTCCGAGCAGCCTCTGCTTCTGCGTGAGCAGTTCGGTATTGCCCGGATCCAGCTTCAGCAGCCGATTCACATCCTTAAGCGATGCCTGCGTGCTCTTGAGCTTGGATTCGACGCCCTTCAGCGCAGACTGCAATTTTGTGGTATCGCCGCCGATCTCGATGGTGATGCCCTGTATATTCTTCCGCGCCATAGACGCTCACCCCTTTAAAAAGTATCCATGTCGGCCTGTGTGGCGACACGCGCATATGCCTCCGGCGCTTCGTCGTTGCTTCGCTCGATGATCATATCAAACACAGTACCGATGGTAAGCATTTCAAGATCACCTATGTTAAGCCCAAGCTGTACGCAACGAAGTAAAAACAGCGCCGTCGTCAGTTGTCGGTCTGTTGCTGGTCCTTTTTTTTTGCTTCAGACATGCTCTCCATATTCACACCCCAAAGCTCGATAATGTGCGGCAGAATATGATAGATGCTGAACATCTCAAAGTTGTCCAGCCATGTCATAACGTCGTCCGGGATGTTCGGGTTTGCCTGTTTCGCCATCGTGAATGCGGCATTCTCGAAAAGCTCAAGGTCGAACGTGTCAAGCCCACTCTGGGTTTCGTCCTGTCCCTGCATAGAAGCCATCAGATGGTCCATATCGGCGAAGATGTCCCGTTGAAACAGATTCCTGTATAGTCTCGGCGTTGCCGCGCTTGCCTGAAACGTCACCTGCACGCCGTCAATCTCGATTGTCTTGCGAACAGCCATGTTGCCCTCCTGATATCAAAAAACGGGGAGACCCGGAAGTCTCCCCATTTGGTCGTCAGTTACGTAGCCGTCCGATACACCGTGCTGAACCAGCTGTCGTAGGTCGTCGCGTCGGTGGCATCGCCGGTCTTGGCCTTTACCTCGCCGCCGCCAGGCAGCGCACGCGCCTTGATGTTGATCGTCTCGGTCTGCACTTCAACGCTGTCGGCCTTGGTGTTGCCGGCAACGTCGTTCTGCGTCGCCGTGCAGTTGTACAGCACATGGCGCACCGCATTGGCGTCGCCGGTGAACTCGAACAGCAGCGCGAAGTGACCAAGCACAGCATTGGAGCCTTCCTTCAACACGCCCTTGGCGTCCTTGGTCTCGCCAAAGGCCAACGTCCTGAAGCCGTCAGGGATCATTGCCAGCTCAAGCGTACCGTCATAGCCGGAATTGTTGCCCAGCTCGAAATAGACGCCATCATCGGCGTAGAACTCGTAGCTTTCGCCGACTCGGCTTACCGACAGGCTTACCGCGCCCGGCAGATCCGTCACAGTGCCGAAGGTCGGCGTGTTACCTGAAAAGGTCACTTCTGCGTACTTGCAGTTTTTCAGACCGAACTTGACCTTATTCGGAGCCTTGTTGGAATCAGGCATTCTTTAACACCTCCGTGTCAGTTGTTTGTGCCGCTGTCACCGGGACCTGGCTCCGGCGATGGCTGTAGCGTCACCTCTGTGTTATAGGTCGTCTGGTACATCCGTTCGCTTTCGATCCACTCGCGTTCGCTTGTGTATGGCAACCCTGCGCCTGTCAGGGCGGATTCCACTTGCGATTCAAGCGTGAAGTCGATGTTGTCGGTGTACAATTCGATCACCAGCCGAATGATTGACTGGTAGTTGGTATCATCCGCGATGAAGTCATCGTGGGATGGGTAGAAGAAACAGATAAACGGCGGATTCCCTGGCGCTTCTGTTTCCTCAAAATGATCGTAGGCGTAGGGCAGGCCGATGCCAGCGATCATCGAAGCGATATCCTCGCATGTCATAGCTTGCTCACCACCTCACGTTCAAACGTCTCAACCAGATCGTCTGCGACAGGCTGTATATGCTCGCGCCCGGGCACCTGACCGAAGGTTCTACCAGTCCCGTTACGGGAGACGTGTCCGTTCTCCAACAGATGCGGCATGCCTGGATGGTCGTTGTAGATTGTCACTTTCGCACCAAGGCGCGTCTTTTCGGTCTGCACCTTCCAACCGCGCGCATACTCGCCGGTTCCACCAAACGTCTCGCGGCTCTTGGTTTTCAGCGCCTTTACAGCCTTTTTCCCCATCGTTTCGGCAATTTGATCGACATTGCCTTGGATATCCTCGGCATACTCGCTCAAAATGTCGGCGATCTCAGCATTCAGCTTGTCAATCGCAGTCTTACGCGCCACTGTTATCACCACCGGATTCAGTGTTGATGGTCTGTGGCGCGTTGCGCACTCCGGCCACGCGCTGTACGTACAGCTCGATGTAGTCTGTGCCAGGCACATGATAGGTTCGATAGATGGCATAGCGGATGCCGTTATACTCACAGATGCTCTGGCCGCTGTATTCGCCAGAGAACACTCTGAATTGGTATTCCGGCTGCATCCCAGCTTGTCCACCAGAGAAGAACTCATTCCGATTCACGCTTGACACTTGCGCAAATACGTCTTTTGAGGTCTCACTGCTGGTGCGCCATATGCCTTTCGCGTCCTGCTGCCGCGCCGGAGGTCCGATTAATTTCAGAATGGTATCAACCATCTGCCACCACCGCCTTTTCGGCAAAGACACGATTATTCAGCGCCAGGCGCAGCATCCGCGGCATCCCATCCATGTTGTCGCGCCTGCGCCACAGCCACGCCGCATACATGACGATCAGCTGCATGTCCATAGCGTCGGAGGCGTCCAGTGTGGACGCCCCCTCAGCTGTAATGGCCTTTTCGGCAGCGGTGAGCAGCTGGGTGAGCCGCGCATCATAGGCCGTGGTGGTCAGGATGCCCAAATCGGTCTTGAGCATCGTCAGCATGATTTCCTCCATCTGCTCACCCCGCGATCATCAGGTCTTCGGCACAGACACGACCACGCCAGCGGACACGATGCGGTTGTTGGCGTCCAGCTCCACGACGGTGATCTTCTTGCCAGCCGCAGCGGTGATCTGCGTGGTGCCCGAGGTCAGCGCGGTAAAGCCGGTGGCGGTGCCGCCCACCTCAACGGCGGGAGTGCCCAGCTTGTACTTCAGCACGGGATTGCTCTGCGCGATGGTGCCGCTGACGGTCAGCACGGTGTCGCCAGCAGCAGAACCAACGGCGGCGGTGACAATCAGATCGTTCATGTCAGCGTTGGCATAGTCCTCGGGGAAGGTCTTGGTGGTGGTG